AAGCGTAAAGCTTCTATAGCACGAAATGGCGTGCTAATTACCTTTCAGAAGGTGTCTTTTGACGCTTTCTCTGAGCTCTTTTCCTCAACCTAGGTCCGTGTGGACTTAGTTGAGTATGGTGTGACAGCCATACATCCTAAACACCTGTAATGGGTTAAGGGAATATTTAGACTTTAGACCTCTATCGCTCACCTTGTCGAGCGCCCCAAGGTATACTGGGGGGAGTCTATATGTAAGTCGGTGTGAGAATCCGTTTATCGGATGGACTCACGAATGGTTAGACCATTCTCCACATCGCAATATCAGGCTTCCTTAGGCGCATGGGACTCAGATCCTCTAAGCGAGAAAATGAGAGACATGTTAACCCAGGAGTAGTAACCTTATAGAAGTATAAGGTGCCTGGATAAAGTATGAATTACAATTAAGGCCATATGTGTTAGGCCGGCCAGAGGGCTATCGAGGGTTTAATTCGATAGTAACTCTGGTCAAACCTAAAGGTATGACTCTACCTCCCCAACCGGGGTGGCTGCGGCCCCACTTTAAAATGTGGGAAACCGAAGTTTGAAGGTCTTAGTGTTTCCCGGTTTTGTAATATAAACCGGCCCTTAGATAATGACTAAATTTCTTTATTCACTGTCCAAGTTCAGATTAAATCTGGAACCTAAGCATTTCAATGCCATGCTTGCCGTAAAAGGCAGCAGACCGCTATTGAAGCACATGATTAATGTGTCTAAAGTAGTGGTCGGTAGATCTACCGCTAACTGGGTTAGACTAACATATGTCTTAATGACAAGGATGTATAAGCTGTATAAACGACAGGGCCTTAATGGTATGATTAAGTACCAGAAAGCCTGTTGTGTTATTATACAGCAGTCTATAGGTGGACATAAAATCCATGATATGACCCCTCTCGGACCTAGAGTTTCTAGGTCAAAGAGTGGTCTTCCCAGAATTCTACCTAAGTCCATTAGATCGTTGATCATGAAAGGTGATGAAACCACTATAAAGTGGTGTTTGACAATATTCTCTATATATAGAGTTATTATCTATAACACATCTCCAACATTTTCGTCGATAACGGACCCTAGGGTAGGATCTCTACAGGGGGAACGACATATAAGACCTTTCATTCCATTATTTCTGTCTCTTTTTATTAAAGATAACAGTAAGGTGGGGTTGAAGTGTCTTACTGCCCCTCATCCCTTCGCTATTTTCACTTCCTCTCCTAACGCTGATTCAGCCAGGGGCGAATTTTCAACTTCGCTCCCTACTGTTCTGCGATCGTTCTTGGCTCTATGGAATTATCCTAGAGTATTTACGAATCTCCTAGCTTTCCGTGCCTTACTTCCTTATTCTAGTTCATTTGAACGAATTTGGAAGTTAGGTGAAGAATATTTGGAGTCTAAGATTGGAAGAGTTATTATTGGAAGGATGTATTCCACACTTATCTTTAAGGATCCTGTTACGAATGTAAGAAGGATTACCTTTATTGGTAAGTTAGGACTAAAAGTAGAGGCTGCTGGGAAGGTAAGAGTTTTCGCTATGGTAGATTCGTTTACACAGTGGGTTATGAAACCCCTTCATAGGTGGATTTTCTCGGTTTTACGAGATCATCCTTCTATTGATGGGACATTTGACCAAATGAGACCTCTATTAAGAGTCCCCTTTGGTAAACGTCCTCTGTTTAGTTACGATCTATCTTCCGCGACGGATCGATTGCCTATTTCCCTTCAAGTGTCTATCCTATCTGCGGCTTTTAGCCCAGAATTTGGTAAACTTTGGAAGGAAATATTGGTAGGTAGGTCCTACTGGGTAAAAACAAAGGCGTTAAACACCTCTATTTATTACTCAGTTGGACAACCTATGGGTGCTCTATCCTCGTGGGGTATGTTAGCGTTGACTCACCATTTCATAGTACAATGTTCTGCCTGGATGGCAGGAAAGGATCGTACTCGCCTTTTCACAGATTACTGTGTATTAGGTGATGATATCCTGATCTGGGACAAAGCAGTCGCCAATAAATATCTAAAGGTAATTACGTCTTTAGGTGTTTCGGTCGGCTTAGCTAAGTCGGTGATCTCCATGAAGGGTACGTCCCTAGAATTTGCTAAGAAGACTCTTTATAAGGGTGTGGACGTAAGTCCTATCCCCTTAAAGGAGTATTCAGCTGCTCTAGAGAGTCCTGCTGCCTTTATGATGTTTACGAGAAAATACCATTGTACCATAGGGGTTATTAAATCCTTATTGGGACTTGGGTATAAATCCTCCTTGAACACGTTGAGGCTTCGGGTGTACTTTATCATGGACTTGTTTCCAAGTAATCCGTTAAAACTTAAGGAACTATTATTAAGATTTCCAAAGTGGAGATCTAATATGGATCCAAGTTCTGCGGGGGCTGGTTGGTATGATATCTGTGGTCTTCTCCTTCTGATCTGTAATGATTTGAAAGTGAAGATCTTTAAGGCTTCTTCAGCATTGAGAACTTACTCAGCTGGCTTAGCCTTTGCAGATAAAACCGACCAAATATTCTCTGACAACCTCCAAGGCCATAAGATTCGAAAGGAACTTAGGGCAATCGAGGACGCAGGGAATATAGCCAGAGAATGTTTCCTTAGCTTGAGAAATTTCATCTTAAGTATGGAGACCTTCTGAATGGCGTTTAGGGCTCAGTCTGGTTCTAAGTATACTGTTAAGGAGGTTGACGATATGTCACCTCACTTGGTAGTAATCTTGAACGAGATTATGAAAGCGGACAAGTTGTACTCATCTATCCAACTAGACTCAATTATTCATCCTGTTCATACTCCTTCTATTCCTTCGCATAAAGCGGAAATGAATAGATTAGAAAGTATGTGGAATCTATGGTCTAGATTCTCGGAAAGACATGTTAGTTCTTCCTTCTTTATCAATCCTATTGAAATGATTAGAAACTTTATTAGAGTTTCCAGATCTGTTTCATCCTCATTAGCAGCAAGATCGACAATGACAGCAGGAGCTAGATATTCCTCTAATATGAGAGCGTTGCGTTTCCTTAATTGGAAAACCATCGCCCTTATATGGGGAATAGATAGCCTCTTCTCCATTATCGGTGTCGTAGTTGTGTCTTACCTTTTCTGGTTTGGGTTATTGTTGATAACCACTCCAGATTGGTGGCACTCTACTGTTGCTTTCTGTGGAGTAATGAAGACGGCAAGTGACCCTTCCTTACAATTGTTATCTGACTTTACCAGTCAGTTTCCCGGCTTCCCATCTATTTTCCAAGGTGCCATTGATAGGCCCTCTTCGTATGCTAGAACAATTTCAGTCTATCTTTTAGACGTTATTGGTATACTTACGTTGAATTCTGTTTTTCAGAATTTTGGTGATATATGGGCAGTAGTCACACTTTTGGATTACAGCGCGAGAGCCTCTTGGGTTGAAATATTTGCTATACCATTTGGGCTACTCTATAAATTTGGAGTATGCCCCTTAATGGATATGGTTTTTATTATACCCGATTGGCTTTGCGATAGGTCTCCAATGGATGTGGCGTTCTGGGGAAACGAGTGGATAAAATGTGCCATAGGTACGTTATCGGATATTTCGTCTTTTATTAAAGATGATATTCATTATATTAAATGTGGAATTCATCCTCGTTCACCTACTTTCCAGTTCTTGGAAGTACCTGAAATGAGTAGTCTTTCCTCAGATGATTATAATGAATCCGATGACATACCCGTTGCGGACATTCCATCTGATAGTCCTGCTCATCCTTTAGAATATTCTAATGAATGAGCTTCGGCTCCGGGTGTAGCTAGTACATCGTCAACGCCAGATCCTACTCTTTCAGAGTATAAATCCTATTTTAGGACTACTGAAGGATCTAGTTCTTCTGGAGATTCTAGTGACACGCAGAGACCGAACAGTATTACTGTTGGAACTCCTTATGTTCACATATTTCCTCTCCCTGACAGTTGGTACCTAAGGGGGACATTCATCCTATGGAGAATGGCCCCTCTAGTTGCTAGCGGTGGAGCTTATATAATTGTTAAGGTCGTGTCATCTGCTTTCTACGCATAGGAAAACTATGCATTTTGATAAATTGAAAGAAGTGGCATACCCAGTTACGGTCGATCTACTCTAAATGTTCGGATTGTAATGATCCGGCGATTATAAGTATTGAAGACGCATCTGAGCGTGACCTTCCAGAGAAATTCTCTCGTTCCTTCCTTTTAAAGGAAAGAGTGGGAGATGGGTTCTGGTCGTACTTTCGGG